ATGAGCGCAGATATTGGGAAAAGCATAAAGCAGATTAGAGAGCAGCGTGATCTTAATCAGAGAGAGCTTGCTAAGTATGCGGGGATCAGCAATGTGACCGTGTGCAAGATAGAGCAGGGCGTTTTGACGCCCTCTCTTAAGACTACGATCAGGATAGCCAATGTGCTGCAATGCAGTCTTGACGATTTGTGCGGCAGATCACGAAACAGCCGGAACAGCCGACAGTAACTCGGCTGTCTGCCGGGGACGGTCTCCCGGTACTGATGATGGCAGACCAAAATATGCAGGTGCCGTGCTTGCCCGCCATAGGGGATATAGTGAATCACCTGCAGCTTGCAAGCTCAGAGGTAACGACTTAGATCTTGAACCAAGCCTGTCATACAGTCTGTAGACCGAGGACATAAAATATCGGTAGCGTATGACTTAAAAACCACGTGTTCTGGCTACGTGTCGTCGGGTTGAATTAGCCGAGGTACAGGTTTTGTTATAAGAGTTCCGACTTTCCTTAAGGTGCGAACTCGTAAATGCAAGCTGAGAGCGCATGAGCTTAATGTTTGCACCAGCTGGAACGTCTTTTGTATTTTTATAACACAGTCTAAAGACAACATAAAGATACCGCCCGTCTGAGCGTATCAGACCCACTTAGGATAACTTTTTATCCTATCTACCTTGCCGTTTCGGTAATAATCGGGGCGGCTAAATGTTCACGCATAGTGCTAGGTTCGCAAGCGTAAGCCTATCAGGTGCAAGTCCTGATGTGAAAGCCAACTCAATCAACCTAGTCGACAAGGTTGTGCAACGCAATATAAGTGCGCAGGGTACTCTTTCGGAAGGAGTAGACTTATACATTCCGATTTTTCTAGCCGAAACCGAGCCGCAACAGGCGGTTCGGTCTGCCGGGGACGGTCTCCCGGTACTGATGATGGCAGACCGAGAAAGGAAGTGTAACCAATGAAATACAAGGAATTTAAAACACAAGTACTGTCTCATGCGGTGGGACAAGCCCGGCTTCTGGCTCAGGCAAGCTGCCTTGAGGACATAAAAATAGAGCCTGAACAGCTCCGCAGGAATGTTGCGACCATTCTTGCAGTATTGACCGAAACAGAAGATTTTCTGTCCGACCTCGTAAACAACCGTTCTGGCTCTGATACTTAGTATATCAGAAAACATTAGTTTTGTCAAGTAACTTCGGGAGGTGATGATGTGGAATATTTGACGGTTGCCAAAACTGCTGATCTTAAAGGCTGCAGTGAACGATATATAAAGAAACTGTGCAAGGACGGAAAATTGTCATGCAATATCGAAATCAACGACAGGAACCGTCCTAAATATATGATCCCAATATCATCACTCCCCGAAGGCCTGCAGGCAAAATACTATGCTCAGAAAAGAGCGGAAGCGGGCTTAGAACTTGTTGCACAGCCTGTTAAAAATGCATTAAAACAGCCCAAAAAGCCTGTGAAAACGTCAAAGCCTGTGAAAACGTCAATCGAAGAGTTTTCCGAAGATGAGCGTGATGAAATCGCACTCTGGGTAGATATCCTCAGAGACTGGCAGCGTTACCGGGATCAATACCCCGGAAAGAAAACCGAAGTGGATAAGCTTTACGTCGGCAAGTGTCAGCTCGAGCATAATGATATCAAAGTGTCGGTGGATATACTATACCGCAAGTATGCAGCCTACAGAAATAATAATCTGCAGGGGCTTTGTGAAAATCGAGGCGGAGCCAATAAGGGTAAGAGCAGTATCCCACCGGAGCTGTGGGAGCAGTTTTGCTATTTCTATCTTTCCGAAAACAAACCTACCGTTTCGCGTTGTTACGACCTAACGCTTGAATGTGCAAAAGAGTGGTATCCGTCAATGGTATCAAACTTCCCGTCAGACAATACTTTCAGGCGGCATATAAAGTCGGAAATACCACAAGCCGTGCTTACATATATGCGCGACGGCGATAAGGCTATGAAAGATAAATGCCTGCCATATATCAGCCGTATGTACGACGGTCTCCACGCTAACGACGTCTGGATCGCAGATAACCACACGTTCGATATACAGTCCTACGATGAAGATAACGGCACGATCCACAGGCTGTACCTTACAGCCTTTTTGGATGCCAAAAGCGGAGTGCTGGTCGGCTGGAATATATGCGACAGTCCGAACTCCCAGTCAACAATCATCGCATTAAGGCATGGAATTATGCGATTTGGCATTCCGAAAGCCGTATATTTTGATAACGGTCGAGAGTTTTTGACCCATGACGTTGGCGGAAAAGGTCATCGAAGCAGGAAAACCGATAACCCTGAGATCGAACCACCGACAATACTCCAAAGGCTTGGAATCACGATGCATAACGCAATCGTCCGTAACGCTAAAGCAAAGCCTATTGAGCGTACATTTAGCACGGTCACAATGCAGTTTGCAAGAATGTTTGAAGGTTACTGCGGCGGCACTATTATGCAGCGACCTGAGAGCCTTAAGCGTAGAATTAAAGAAGGCAAGATTCCCTGCGACTTTGAGATTAGAGAATATATTGATATGTATATTGACGGTGATTTTAATATGCAGGAATATGGCGGAGCTGAGACAAAGTACAAAGGAATGAGTCGTATCGACGTATGGAATATGGATATAAAGTCTGTAGGAATACGCAAAGCTCCGGAAGCCGAACTTAATCTTATGCTTATGAGATCAACAAGGGTGCAAAAGATCAAGCGCAACGGCGTATTTGTTGAAATATCCGGCGAAAAGGTCTGGTTTATGGACTATGAAAACACTTACCGTCACCTGGGCGAGGAGGTCTATGTAAGATACGATCCCGCCGATCTTAGAAGCGTAAGGGTTTACGATAAATCGGACCGTTACCTTTGGACTTGGGAATGTGCGGACAAGCTGCTTATAGATTACATCACCGAAAGCAAGGAAGAGATTTCCGATGCAATGGCTTTACAGCGCAGAGTACAACGGTTTATTAAAGCCGAGGCTCAGAATATCACAGATGGCTTAAACTCAGAGCATAAGATCGACCTTATGGAGGCCGCCGCTCTCAAGGCAGCACATGGTAAGCAGAGCTTTAAGATCGTTATGCCGTCCAATGTGATTATGATAAGAGCTGATAATGAACCGGAAAGTATATCAAAGGCTTCCGGAGACGATATTGTGGTCAATATAGATAAAATGAACGAAAACGCCGAGAGGCGGAAGAATAAATGGAGGAGTGATTAATAAATGAAAAAGCTAACAGCTAAACAGGAGTGGGCATTGGAACAGATTAAACAGCTGCAGTACTCGGAAAATCTATCTGCGGCTGCAGTCTGCAAAAAGATTGGTATATCCGATAGCTCATACTCTGCAATTAAGTCAGGTACCTACAACGGCGATGTAGATAAGCAGATGAAAAAAGTAATTGAATACTTTGTAACCAAGCAGGCTGCAGCTGAAATCTATGTCGGCACAGACTATAAGGAAACGTCAATATCGTCTAACGTGTACAAGATCATACGCAACTGTCAGCTTCAGGGCGGTCTTGCCATAGCCTGCGGTGACGCAGGTATAGGCAAAACACAGGCTTGCAGGCAGTATTACCGTGAGCACGGCACAAACTGTATATACATAACGGTAAATCCGTGCATCAAGTCATCAAAATCCGTGCTGGAGCTTATCGGTTCTAAGCTGAACGTATCCTCCGGCTCTGTGAGCAGACTCTGGCTGGAAATCTCGTCAAAGCTTTCGGACGGCATGGTGATAATCGTGGACGAAGCCCAGCATCTCACCAGAAATGCCATTGATACTCTCCGAAGCCTTTGCGACTGCTTTGACGAAAAGGGACAGACCCTTGGAATATGCTTTGTCGGCAACGAAACCACGGTAAGCAGACTTGGCGGAAAGCAGAAAGCGGAGTTTGCACAGATACGCAACAGGACGAAGAATACCCGGTTTTACAGCGTTAAGCAGATAAAGAAGAGCGACATCGAAATGCTCTTTCCGGATATCAGAGAGGACACTGCTGCTGTTGAATTTTTACTGTGTATCGCTCAAAGTCCACAGGCTATCAGAGGAGCGGTCAATCTATACTCCAACGCCCTCGATAACGGCAATGTGACCGCCAAGGGATTGTCTGCAATCGCTAAATATATGGATATGGCGGTATAAAAAGTGAAACGGAGGACAAAAAGAATGAAGCACGGAAAAAATCCCACCAAAGCTCAGAAACGAATAATAGCGTATTACAAGCTTGATCCTGCGGACTGGATGGTTTCGAAGGCGACGGACAAGCAGCTTTGCCTTGTACATAGATATACTGATAAGATACGCTGGATAGACATGGTACGCATCGAGGAGCCGAGGAAAGTAAAGGCGACTAAATATGCATAATAATTTTGAATGTTTTATGAAAGGCAGCGCAGAATGTGCCTTTTTTATGAAAATGTGTTGTGATGACTGTCCGTACTGCGATAAATGCGGCTATTGTGATAATATTTGCAACAGTAACGGAGAATGCAATGAATGCTCAATTGTAGACAAGAAATAATAAGTATCAGAGGGGCTGTGCCCCTCCTGTAATGCAGCCGCCGATCGGCGCAGGTCACAAGCCCTGATAAATGCAGAGTGCAGAAAAACAAGGAGGTAAAAACGCTATGGAAACAAAACATAAAAAGCTTACAAGCAAAGCTGGATTGACGATCCCGAAGGACATCAGACTTGCAGCGGGCTTTGCGGGAGGCATGGCTGTTGACATCGAGAAGACAGCGGACGGTATCATGATTCGCAAGCACAGACCTACCTGTTGCTATTGTGGCAGTGTTGATAATGTGCGCTCTATCAAGGGACGTGATACCTGCAGAAACTGCGCCGAAGAAATCATAGAGGAGGTAAAGACGGCTTATGGATCTGTCTGAAAAGGTAAAACGTTATGCTGAGATCAAGGCGGAAATTTCGGAGCTTAAATCAGAGGCAGACGGCATCGAGGCTGATATCCTTAAGGCTTCGGAAGCCGACCTGCAGGATACAAAGTTTAAATCTGCTGTCTACAGCGACAATGCTGGCAATGCAATCACAGTCACCAACGCCGACAACGTTAAGCTTGTGTACCCAACAATGCTTAAGGAGATCTTTGGTAAAGCGTACGGCGACGTTGTAAAAGAGGACGTAACCTACACCTTGTCAGAATCTGCAAAACGCTTGCTTTCCGCCGTTTACAACAAGGAGTACATAAAGGACGGCAGCGTTGCTAAGATACTGGATGGGCTTGGGCTTGACGATAAGAGCCGCAAAGTTCTGGAGAAAAAGCTTAAGGGTGCGAAATATGAGACCGACGTAAAAAATCTTATGCAGCTTGGCGGTCTGGATGAAAAGGCGGCGCAGGAGAACGCTTATCTGGTATCCGAAGCCGTCGCTTGGCAGAATCTTAAACGTCTGCTTATGATTAATAACGAACAGCTTACCGATGAGATTGTGGAGCGTGCTGTGGATATGATTGACAGCGCGGTTGTAGTTGAAAGAACGCCGAAAACGAAATTCACGGCTAAAAAATAAGGACAGGAGGATTTGGATATGGCAACAAAGGAGCAGATTAAAAGAATTTACGGTCTGGGAGCAGGTCTTGGTATTGTCGGCAAAGATAAAGATGATATGCTGCACGAATTGATCTTTAGCATTACCGGTAAAGATTCGGTAAAACAGCTTGACGATAGCGAATTCAAGGTTGTTCAGGCGGAACTTATCAATCGCATGAAGCTTGCCGATCCAAACCATCTGCTGCATAATACCAAATCTAGAAACAAAAAGAAAGAAGCTGAAGAGATCGGCTGCAACGGTATGGCTACGCCTGAACAGCAGCGGCTGTGCTGGAGATACTGCTACAGGCTCAAGGAACTTGACACTAATCCAGAGTCAGCTGACGTTGGAGACAGGCTAATTGGCGTGATAGGCAAAGTACTGGGCGTTACGGCATCAAAAAAGCAGCCGTTTCGGTGGATAGATCAGGAACAGTGTTCTAAGCTTATCGAACAGCTCAAGCGTTATGTTAATTCGGCAGAGCGGCGGGCGAAAAGGCAAGGTGAGAAATATGCCGGAACTTGATATATACGAAGAAGACCTTACTCCAGAGCAGCGGGATATTTACGACTGCATCGGCTCACAGGCATACGAAAAGCTTGTGCAGCGTTACGGTGGTTTGTCAATTTACATTGCAAAAGCTGATTCTGTTATCCGATCGGCACGTGACGAAAAGATACGCAGGGATTTTAACGGATATAACTTCAAGTTTCTTGTCAATAAATATAATCTGTCTGAGCGCACGATCCGCAGCATAACGGCTGAGATAAGGCAGGAAAAGCAAAACGCTCCTATCGAGGGTCAGATTACCTTTGATGAAATATAATTGCAGAAACTCGCTGAAACGCTTCATCTGTAACACCCCCAATATATATGGTACAGTTATTATAACGGATAACGGTACTAAATATATTGGGGGTGTTTTTATGACAAGTCAGCAGATATTTACGATAGTATTTCAGCTCGTTCTTACAGGCGGTATAGGTATTATAACCTACTTTTTAAAGCGGACTATGGACGACATCGATAAATGCAAAAGCGGTCTGGATAAGGTCAGAGAAAATTACGTCTCTAAAGACGAGTTTGACAAGTGCAAGACCGATATTACCGACGTCAAGCAGAACTATCTTACCAAAGAGGATTTTTACAGAGAACAGCTTAAGACTGAACAGAAGCTGGACAAGATCATGGATATCTTGATGGAAATGAAGGGAGAAAAATAGCATGGATATGGAAAAGCAGATGCAGCTTATCAGAGCAGGCAATTTTAAAGAAAATAACGGCTCTGTTATGCGCACTATAAATATGCTCAGATATCAGTATCATAAGCTTAAGAGCGTTGAGTATGCTCTTCCCGATATAACAAAGGGCGAAATTACCGACAGCGTGAACTATCTTTATGAAGCCGGATACATACATCTGAGGACGGTGTTGTCCAAAGAGCCGTCTACGCTGGCAGACAGCGATTTTGACGATCTCGAGGCAAAGCTTACGGCAAAGGGGATCAGCCTGCTTGCCGGAGGTATCAACGACCCCTGCATAAAGCTGTAGGGGGTGCGGATAATGGCAAGAAAGCGCAGAAAGCACTCTAAAATAGACAAGCTGTCGCCGGAACTTAAAGCAACGGTCGAAGATATGATGAAAGCCGATTTTACATATGCGGAGATCGCAGACTATATAAAGGATCAGACCGATCAGCCCATATCAATATCCTCGGTTTGCAGATACGCCGCAAATCTGAATGAATCTGTTGAGACCCTCAGAATGGCTCAGGAGAATTTCAGGGTCATAATGGAGGAGATAAACAAGTATCCGGCTCTCGATACCAGCGAGGGAATAATCAGGCTGCTGTCGCATAACGTGTTGGAATCTATACAGAACACTCCCGAAGAAAAATGGAAGAACATAGACCCGGAAGCCTTGCTCAAACAGGCTACCAGCCTTGTAAAGGCTGCGGCGTATAAAAAGAATATGGATCTGAAAAACGAGGATATCCTTAACGCGGGCTTTGAACAGGTCAAGTCAATGGTGTTCGAGGCAATGGCAAGGGAACGTCCCGATCTTTACAAGGATGTGGCTAAGTTCCTTGAGGAGAAAAGGAGCGATATATGATCTACGTTATTTATGTTCAGAGCGGCAGAGAGCATGACGTTGTTGCCACTCTCAGAGATAAAAATATTAACGCCTATGCGCCTGCTCACGACCTGTTGGAACGTAAAGGCGGCGTGTGGCGCATGGTACGCCGGATGATATTTCCCACATATGTTTTTGTTAACAGTGAAGGCATCACAGACGAGCTTTACTACACCGTGAAAAATACTGTCGGCGTATTGAGATTTTTGGGCAGACCGCCCACTCCGCTGCCGATGAGCGAGGAAGTCAGACTTCGGTGGATACTTGATGTCGAAAATCTTACCGTCAGCCGTGGTTACATAAACAGCGGAAAGGTGACTATCACAGAGGGACTGCTCAAAGGCAGAGAACACTGCATTGTTAAATACAGCAGGCGGCGTAAACGCTGTACGCTGTACTGTGAGATAAACGGCAGGCGTCATTACTTTGACGTTGCTGCAGAACTGGAAAAGATCTGATCATAAGCGTAAGGTTGATTCGTCCCCTGCGCTTAAGCTCAGATTACATAGCGCCGGACATCAACGGAATTTTGAAACAAAAATATCCGAATGGCGAAGCATTGCTATTTGATTTCATTTTAGCGGCGTTTAACGGCGTTATAGCACGTTTTGAAATAATTCTTAGGATAATTTCACACTTGAAAGAGAAAGCCCTTAAAACGGGCGTGTAGTTTGAGTTTGAGCGAACGGAGGTGTTAATGTGAATGTAAAGAGAAAACAGGCTATCGACACGCTGTCGGCAGCTGTAAGCAACATTAATGATGTAAAAATACAGACGGATATACAAAGCCTCGGCGAGCTGTCGGAGGCTTTTATTAATACCTCCGACAAGGCAGAACGGAAAAAGCTTGCCACAGATTATAAAAAGCGGCACAAGGAACTTCAGGATTTTTTGGACGACAATCCTGAACTTGTAAACTCCGAAGTGGAGAGAGCTTTGCTTGCGGCGGCTCTGGGCGGCGAATATGCAGAGGAAGAAGTTAGAGTTGACGCCAGAGGGCGCAAAACGATCAGGCGCAGGGTAAAAAAAGTCGCTCCCAATCCGTCCGCCGCTCTGAGCTATTTGCAGAATAAAGACAAAGAAAACTGGTCACCGAATCCCAAGGCTGATCCTGAGCTGGAGGACACGTCGGAAATTGAGGAGGATATCTATGGCAAGGACAACTAAGCCTGAGAAACGCAAAAAGACCATACCCTACAATTTTGGCGATAAGCATAAGGCATATATCCGAAAGTCACAGGACTGCATGATAAACGTTGCCGAGGGAGCGGTAAGAGCCGGAAAGACAGTGGACAACGTTCTTGCTTTTTGTCACGAGCTTAAGACTACTAAAGACAAGATACATCTTGCATCGGCGTCAACACTCGGCAATGCGAAAATCATTCTTGGCAACTGTAACGGCTTTGGTATTGAGCATTTCTTTCGAGGTCAATGCCGCTGGGGTAAGTACAAGGGCAATGAGGCTCTTATCATAAAGGGCAAGGATACAGGATTTAAAACAAGGATCGTCATCTTTTCCGGCGCTATGCTTGCCAGCAGTTATAAGTCCATACGAGGCAACTCTTATGGTATGTGGATAGGTACTGAGATCAATCTGCATCACAAATCATTTGTGCAGGAGGCTTTTAACAGATCTATCGCCGCAGATAAGCGTAAGATATGGTGGGATCTTAACCCGGACAATCCAAAAAGCTGGATATACACCGAGTACATTGACAAGTACCAGCAGGACGCCGCCGATTGCAAATTCCTCGGTGGATACAACTACGCACATTTTACTATTGACGATAACATAAATATCTCAGATCAGCGTAAAGCTGAGGTAAAATCTCAGTACGATCCGACATCTATCTGGTACAAGCGAGATATACTGGGGTTAAGGATAGCGGCAGAGGGTCTTATCTTCCAGAGCTTTGCCAACGACCCCGAAAAGTATATAATACCCGAATCACAGCTTGACAAAAGCAAGATCACATCAATACAGATAGGTATCGACTTCGGCGGCAACAAGTCAAAGACCACATTCGTGGCTACGGCTTTTATTGAGGGCTTTAAAAAGCTTGTCGTTATTGCAGATCACAAAATAGACGGCGGCAAGGGCGAGGTCGGTCCCGATACTATTTACACTGCTTTTATAAAGTTTGTAAAGACGTTATATATGCGTTTTAATCCGCTTTTAATTAAATTTGCATGGGCGGACAACGAAAACCAAGCGGTAATAAACGGTCTGAGAGTAGCCTGTGCCAGAGCAAGACTGATGGTCAAGATCGTGGACTGCTACAAAGCTCCACGAAACGACAGAATATCTATGCTTACGTCTTTGATGGTTCAGGGCAGATTTTGGGTGCTTGACATTTGCAAAAATGTTATCGGAAGCTTGTCGGAGCAGATATGGGATCCTAAAATTCCGGACAGAGACGAGCGTCTTGACGACGGTACTTGCGATATAGATACCGCCGACGCTCTGGAGTACAGCTTTAGCAAATTTATCAAGCCGCTAACGCTGGCAGGAGGTGAAAACATTTGAACAGTGAGATAATAAACTGGCTGAATAATAACTTCGGCTATAACATTTCGACCGACTATTATAATAATATATCCGTATGGAAAGACTGGTGGAAGGGTTTTCATGAACCATTTCATAGGATAACTTTTGAAAACGGAGAAAAACGCAAGAGTCGTGATATGTATACCATGAAAATGGCCAAAAAGGTGTGCGAGGACTGGGCAAGCATATTAATAAACGACAAAACGTTTGTAAAAGTAGATGATGAATACTCGGAAAAGTTCATCGTTGGCGATACCGACAACGGCGGAGTGTTCGGCAGCAACAACTTCTGGGATCAGGCTAACGACCTTATGGAAAAAATGATGTATTCCGGCACTTGTGCCATTGTGATACGTCTTAAAAATGCTGTGGTAAGCTCAGACGGCAGACTTCTGCCGTCACCGGACGCATGGATAGATCTAAATTACCTTGTGCTGATTGTAGTTTACGCAAATTGTGATATGTATTCCCCAGTATATATGGGGAGTTAGAAATGTATTGAGATTAGATAGCCTTTTTCTCCAAGTCCTCACAGTAAACGCTTGAAAATAAATGTTCCAGCTCATTTCCGAAGTTGTATGAGATTTTAAGTTTGCGGTTTTCATAAACTGTTATCTGGTCTATCATTTCCACAATAATATCTCTGTCTAATTCTTCAATGTCTTTCAGTTCCAACAACCGCCTTAACCACGGTGTTTCAAAAACATCTTCTGTTACACTTTCTTTTTTCTTTTCTTCCAGCGTTTCAATCTGTTTGGAGTAAAGCGTTTCTTTTTGTTGATAGTCCTCTCGATAAGAAAGAAATTCTTCTTTAGAAATCAGTTCGTCTTTGTAATCTTCATAAATTGACTTTTTCAGTTTCTTTACTCTTTCAAGTTCTGTTTTTAACTTTGTCAGTTCTATGTCAGTTGATTTTCTGATTTTTGTTGCTGTGAAAGATTGTGATTTTACAAGCTCCTGCAAATTCTCTACATTGCGGATAATCTGCTTTAAATCGCCCAGCACAATATCATTCAATACTTGAAATGGGAGAGTATGCGGAGTGCAATAGTCCTTTCCACTTCTTTTGTAAGTTCCACAATAGAATGAATAAGACCTGCTTCCGTCTGCACGTCGCCAGAAATTTTTCATCATTGCCCGACCACAATCGCCACACTTTATAAAGCCTGCAAAGATATTTTTATTTGTTTCCAAGTCAATATCCCTATGCTTCTTTGTCAGCAGTTTTTGTACCTTATCCCACAGTTGACGGTCTATAATCGGTTCATGCGTATTTTCAACTCTTATCCAGTTTTCTTTCTCAACTGGTCGCTGTTTGCTTCTCATACGCTGATGTTTCTTCCCTTGTATCATGTTGCCGATATACATTTCATTTTTCAACATGATATTTACTGTTGAATACGTCCAATAGGAAGTTTTCTCCAAACGGTTGCAATTTTTATAATTTTCACCGTTGAGCTTTTTATATTCCGACGGACAAAGGATACCCTCTGCATTTAGTATTTTTGCAATGCTTTGTTTTCCTATTCCTTGTGCATACATAGTAAATACTCGTTTTACAACTTCGGACGCATATTCATCAATCACAAGTTTATTCTTATTTGCAGGAGATTTCTTATAGCCATAGCTTGTAAATGCTCCGATAAATTCTCCTGCTTTCTGCTTTGATTTTACAGTCGCTTGAACTTTATTAGAAATATCTCTGGCATACTGTTCGTTAAATATATTTTTAATAGGAAGTAACATATCGTATGCCTGCTTCATACTATCAATATTATCTGTTACAGAAATAAAACGAACATTAAGCTCTGGAAATATTCTTTCCAAATATCGCCCCGTATCAATGTAATCTCGTCCAAAACGGGAAAGGTCTTTTACAACAACACAATTTACCTTGTTATCTTCAATGTCAGCAATCATTCTATGAAAGTCTGGTCTATCGAAAGCTGACGTTAGATAACGATACTTTTGAAAACACTGGAAAATCAAGGTTTTTCGAGCGACGGACAAGCAGGGTATTGTACTAAAAACTGAATACGACGCAGAAGCGGCGTTTCTTACTCTCTACATGGGAGAACAGGAACGCCGCTTTTTTCATGCCCTTTGTTACGCAGTAGGGGCAGAAAAAGCCTTGCTACAAGCGGTTTTGCGGGTGTGTATCTGGCGCGGCAAGGGATTTATACCTTATTCCCCGAAACCGCGCTTCTACTGCGTAACAAATCCAAAGCAAAGGAGCTATGAACTATGGCAGTTTTCAGAGTGGAACGGAACAAGGGCTACACCGTAATGAGCAACCACCACCTACGCAACAAGGAGCTTTCCCTAAAGGCAAAGGGGCTGTTGTCGCAAATGCTGTCACTCCCCGAAGATTGGGACTACACCTTGAAAGGCTTATCCCTTATCAACCGGGAGAAGATAGACGCTATCCGCGAAGCCATTAAGGAGCTTGAACGCGCCGGGTATATCGTCCGTTCAAGGGAGCGCGACGAGAAAGGATGCTTGCGGGGCGCGGACTATGTGATATTCGAGCAGCCGCAGCCGCCTACGCCGGATTTACCTACATTGGATAATCCAACATTGGATAATCCAACGCAGGAAAAACCAACATTGGAAAAACCTACGTTGGAAAATCCAACGCAATTAAATAAAGATATACAAAGAACTGACTTACCAAAAAAAGAAAAAATAATTACTGATGAACAAAGTACCCATTCCATTCCTATCCTTTCCCCTACCCCCTCTCCTTGCAGAGAAGCGGCTACGCCGCCGGAACGGAAAGGAACGGAAGCGACAGCACAGAGCGCAGTTGATATATACCGGGAAATCATCAAGGACAATATCGACTACCACATTCTCAAACAGGACATGAAGTTTGACAGTGACAGGCTTGACGAGATTGTAGACCTCATGCTTGAAACCGTATGCACCGCCAGAAAGCGGGTACGGATTGCAGGGGACGACTACCCGGCAGAGCTTGTGAAATCTAAGTTTATGAAACTGGACGGCGAGCATATCCGCTTTGTGCTTGACTGTATGCGGGAGAACACAACGAAAATCCGCAACATCAAGCAATATCTGAAAGCAGCCCTTTTCAACGCCCCGTCCACTATCGGCAATTATTACACTTCCCTTGTCGCCCATGACATGGCAAGCGGCGCACTGTCACCGAAGAAGCCGCAGTACGGCGACCCGGACTATTATTCATGCAACGAGGGCGAAAGCCTGTAACCACCCACAACCACAAAAGGAGGATTTTATTATGGCACAGAAAATGACAGGAGCATTGGTATTTGACGAGCGCACCGACCGTTACGACATCCGCTTTGACTTAAACAGCTACTACGGGGGCTTGCATTGCGGCGAGTGCTTTGACGTATTCGTGCGGGGCAAGTGGAAGCCGACCCGGATTGAGTACGGCGACAACTGGTATCTTGTGGGTATCAGAGCCGAGGACTTGAACGGGCTGCGGGTGCGTATCTGACCGCCGCCCCATAAAGAAAAGCGAAAGGAGGACGCGAGAAATTGCAGGACGAAGTAAACGAAAAGACCATAGCCCTTTACATCAAGACCGGGAAGCTGACCGCCCAGACGCTCCAAAAGGCAATGAAAGCCATACTGTCAAAGGGAAAAAAGCAGCTTTCCAAACCGCCACAGGGCAAGCAGAGCTTAAAGCAGCTTATGAAGCAGAACGCGGGCGTTTCCAACATTGAGATTACCGAGGGCAATATCAAAGCCTTTGAGAGTACGGCGAAAAAGTACGGTATCGACTTTGCGCTGAAAAAGGACGCGACGGAAAGCCCGCCCCGCTATCTGGTTTTCTTCAAGGGGCGGGACGCGGACGTGCTGACCGCAGCCTTTAAGGAATTTTCCGCAAAAAAGCTGACACAGGAGAAAAAGCCCTCAATCCGAAAGCTGCTCTCTACCCTCAAAGAAGCTGCACAGGGCAGAAACGCGGAACGGGCAAAGGTCAAGAACAAGGACAGGGAGGTATCGCTATGAAGCCGGAAATCAAGAAGCTGCTTATCCTAAATCTCCCGTATCTGCTCTTTGTCTGGCTCTTTGATAAAGTGGGCGCGGCTGTCCGGCTCTCCCCCGGCGCGGACGCAAGCGCAAAGCTGCTACATCTTGGGGACGGTTTTACCGCCGCCTTTTCCAGTATCGCGCCGAGCTTCCACCCGGCAGACTTAGCTTTAGGCATTGCGGGGGCGGTCATTGTCCGGCTGATTATCTACACCAAAGGCAAGAACGCGAAGAAATACCGCCGCGGAACAGAGTACGGTTCGGCGCGTTGGGGGACAGCCGACGACATAAAGCCGTACACCGACCCGGTATTTGAGAACAATATCCCCCTAACGCAGACGGAACGGCTCACCATGAACAGCCGCCCGAAGCAGCCGAAATACGCAAGAAACAAAAATATCCTTGTAATTGGCGGTTCCGGCAGCGGCAAGACCCGGTTCTTTGTGAAACCGTCGCTCATGCAATGTACGTCAAAGGATTTTCCAACGTCGTATATCGTCACTGACCCAAAAGGAACACTGATTTTGGAAACCGGGAAAATGTTACAGCGGTACAAATACCGTATCAAAGTGTTAAATACGATTAACTTCAAAAAATCCATGAAATACAATCCCTTTGCCTATCTGCGGAGCGAAAAGGACATTTTGAAGTTAGTCAATACCATTATCGCCAACACCAAAGGCGACGGGGAAAAATCCGGCGAGGATTTCTGGGTGAAAGCGGAAAAGCTCTACTACACCGCGCTAATCGGCTATATCTGGTATGAAGCCCCGGAGGACGAGAAGAACTTCACGACGCTGCTTGAAATGATAAATGCGTCGGAAGCCCGCGAGGACGACGAGGACTTCCAGAACCCGGTTGACCTCATGTTTGAACGTCTGGAAGAAAAAGACCCGGAACATTTTGCAGTCAAGCAGTACAAAAAATACAAACTTGCGGCGGGTGTTGTATGCTCTAAAAGACTTCTTAATCAAGCGGTTGGGAAGTCTCTTAGAACACACAACCTAAAACCGAAGAAAGGAGCGCAAGTTATGAGAAAAAACGAGAAAATCACAGCTCTG